CTTGGTACCGCTCAGTGAGAACTCGGCATTAGACGGGCCGAGCTGCGCGTCGAGAGCCTGCACGCGTGGCTCAAAGCTCTGCACCGCCTGCACAGCATCCGTGAGGGGGGCAGCCGCGGCTTGCGCCGCTTCTGCCGCCTGCTGAGCGGCCGTCTTGTTCCCCTCCACCTCCACCCGCGCCTCCTGCACGGCGGCGGCGGTGGTGGTGACCTGCTGGACCTGGGGGGCGATGGTGCCGAGGGCGTCCTGGCGGATGAGACCCACCGTCAGGCGCCGCGGCTGTGGAACCTCGGCCTCGTCATTCTGCGCGATCAGTAGACCTTCAGTGCCGGTGAGCGGGGCGGCCTCCTGCACATCCTTGATCAGCCGCAGGTCGAAGGGCCGGTTCCCCGGGAGGGCCAGAGCCGTGCTCCCGCTGCCCACTGCCGAGGCGGCTACAGGCGGGCCGCTCGCGCGCAGCCATGCCTTCGTCTCGGCCGGGCGCGGCTCGTCGCAGTCCACCGGCAGCGTCCAGTCACCTGGTGCGTCCACGTAGATCTCGGCGCTGTACCGGCCTGCCTCCAGACGAGCGAGGTCGTCTGCATCGAGGGTGATATCGGCTCGGTCCGGACGTTCCTGCCGCACGCGCAGCCCTTCCACGTCGATGAGCTGTCCCGTGACGGCATTCCGGGCCTCGATCATCAGCGACAGGGTCGTGCCGGTGGTCGTGCTGAAGGGCAGCCCCGTATAGGCCGCGCCGAAGTACGCGCGCAGCGTCACATGCACCGGGAGGGCTCCCGCCATGCCATGCACTCCGGATTGTGGGTGGTGGTGCCGCTAGGCGGCGAGGATCGCGTCGGCCCGTTCGCGCGTGAGCAACTGGCGGCTCACCAGCAGATCCATGCCGGCGGCTAGTTCGGGGTGGTCCAGCTCCACCACCTGCGAGGCCGACAGTTCGTCCAGAAAGACCTGTAGCGCCGGATCGTCGTTCTCCAGCCCCTTGGAGGCAGCGAGGGTCAGCGCACCCTTCTCTTCCGGAGTAAAGCGGGCCCGGAACTCGCGTGGGGTGCAGGTGCGAGGGGCCGCAGGAAACGGCTCGATCTCCAGGCCATTCAGGAGCGCATCGCCCGGCTTGAGCGCCTGCCACGGCCCGTCCTCGGGGATGAGCCAGATGTCGGTGCCATCCGGGTTCGCGAATTGCGCACGCATGCCGGTCACCCCTTGATGCATTCGACGGTCGCCCTCAGGCTGTAGAGCTGTACGGCCTCGCCCGTGCTGCTCTGCGCCCGGAATGTCAGCACCCGGCTCTCGGCCAGCGGTGCGCCAAGATCCAGCAATCCGTGCACGACCGCGTTGACATACTGGCCTGGCACCATCGCGGCATAGGCAATGTCGAAGGTGGACGCGTCGGCTGTGTCAGTGCTGTTCCGCAGACCGGCCGACATGGCAATGTCGCGGACGGCGCTTCCTCCACTTCCCATGCAGCGCGCCCGGCCCGTGACGAGTAGCGAGCGAGTGCCCGCCGGAATGCCAACGGACACGAAGTTGCCGAGCGCCACGACAGCAATGTTGCCGTCCCAGGATACTGGTACGAGCGGCTGCTGCCTGTAGGGTGCGCCGTCAGCGTAGCCACGCAGCGCGATCTCCTCGGCAACAGCCACGCATGTGACGCGCCGCACGCCTGTCGGCCAGTTGATGGCGCTGGTGCCACCTGAACTGTTCAGAATGATCGTGTCGCGGCTGACGTTCGGGGGACCGCCTGCGGTCCACTTGCCGTAGAATAGCTCCCAGGTCGCGCTGTCCTCACTTTCCGCGCGCCAGGTGTAGGTCCGACCTGAAATTGCGCCGGCCGATGCCGGATCGAGATAGCCCGTTGGGGTCGCGCCCTGAACATAGGCACCCGTGCCCTCCGTCGCGGACAGAAAGCGGGCGTTGTCGAGCAGGTAGACCAGATCCGCCATTCAGCGGTCCTCCTGGATGGCGATGGTAGCGCTGTAGAGCTGGCCGTCCTCGCTCCAGGCCCGCCGAGGCTGGGGTGCTGGAATGTTGGTCAGCTTGCCAAAGACGGCCGAGCGATCGGCCCGGTCGATCCGAGGGATTACGAGCAGCTGCTTCTGCGTGCCTGCATTCAGACCGATCCCCTCCAGGGCGTCGGCCTGGGGCAGCAGCAGCGATGAGAGGGCGAGTTGGAACCGGCGCCGCGTGGGTTCTGAGACGGTGTCCACGACACCCGGGTCGAACTCGCCCTCCGACCAGAAGCCGTTGCTGACCAGCGCATCGCCGGCCCACAGGCGGCCGAACTGCAGGTAGGGCTCCGCCCCGGAACTGATGACCAGCCGCAGGTAGCGGGCCGCGACCGTCTCAGGCAGCACCCAGCACCAGTAGCCGCGCGGCATAGCCAGCGGCGCAGCGATGGTGCCGGCATCTGTCCCACCCAGGGCCGTGTCGCTTAGGCTGGCCGTGATGGTGGCTCCATCAGGCAGGACACCGTCGCGCGGCGCATAGAGCACGACGCAGCGCACCGCGCGTGGGCCGGCCAGGGTCAGGTCCAGGGTGTGGTCCGGCCCCGGTCCCAGACGCCAGATCTCGGCCAGCATGGTGGTCAGCAGAGACCGGACACCCAGCCCCTCCACCTCACTGTCCGTCGCGATCGTGGCCCCCGCCTCGTCACCCCAGCTCCGGGGCGAGATCAGCGTCGGCATCAGCCCCACACCTCCACGGTTCCGGCATCCCCCTGATCGTCCCGGCTGACCGCCACCCAGCGCCGGCCGGCGAGCCAGCGGTGCTCGACGGTGACCACGTCCCCCAGGTCCAGCAGATGCCCGTAGCGCCCTAGCGGCAGCCGCCAGCGGCGTCGCCGCGGCGCGTGGAGCGTCAGCAGGTAATCCGCGAGCACCTGTGCATCAGATGCCTCCGTGAAGCCGGAGATGAGCGGCTCCGGGTCGGTCGCCCCGCGCGCGTTGCTGAAGACCACTGGATCGAAGGCGGTCGCGACCTGATAGGCTGTGCCGTAGTGGGCGGCCCGCTCCGGATCGTCCGCGGCCAGGCCGGCCAGGTCGGTGGCTGACTGCACCACCCCGAGCCGTCCATAGCCGACCCGCTGGCGCCACCTCTGGGCCGTCCAGGGCACCTCGACGGGGTCGCCATCCAGCATCCAGGACCGCAGCGCAACGGCGGGCACCGCAGCCTCCGGACGCGGGATGCGCCCGGCAGCATAGCGGCCGAGCCGGTCTCCACCCCACCAGCCGGCGCAGGCCGTCACGATTTCATCGATGGCCTGGGTCACCGTCCCGCCGAAGCGATGGAACCCCGCCGTGCCGGGCGGCAGAGCACCCAGCCAGCCCGAGGGATCGATCCGCTCATCTCCAAGCCCGCCCGGGCCCCGCAGGAGTGCCAGGGCAATCTCTCCATGGCTCTGCCCGCCCGCCGCCCTGGCGTCGCAGGTCACCTGACCGATTGGCGCGCTGCCGAGCCGCACGAGGCCGAGGGCAAGGCAGGTGGCGCACTGCGTGACCGCGAGGGCCGCCGCGCGGAGGGCGGCGAGGCTCGGATAGTCGCCGGCGACCGTGTAGGGCGCGCCCTGGTCCCGGACCCCGGTGACGGCGCTCAGGGGTACGGCGGCCACGAGATAGATCCCCTCCCCCGCCAGCAAGGCCGTGGCCGGGATGTTGGACACCGCCCCTCCCAGCCAGGGCCGCGCCTGGCCAGCCAACCCGGCATCCCCCTCCAGGTCGCCCGTCCCGGCAAAGGGCGCTGTCAGCGGCACGTCCAAGTCCGTGCTCGCCTCGCGCAGCGCGACGGTGATGCGGTCAACAGCCGAGCGCACGGCCGAGACGATGCGTAGCTCGGCAACCCGCCCGAACTCGTCATAGCCGGCACGCAGCGGCGTCCGATGTGGCCCGCGGCGGATCACCGCCGGCCGGCCCTCCAAGGACCACTCACCGGCGACCACATCGAGGGCACGGTCATCGTTCCGCAGCGCCAACTCGCCCGCGCTGAAGCTACTCCGAGATCCATCCTCGGGCAGGACGCCGATGGCACGCACCAGCGAGGGCGGCTCCAGCAGCCGGGGCTGGTAGGGCGTGTTCGGCCGCGTGGCGTCGCCCGGCTCCCCAGTCCAGCCCCGGAGGCTGTAGCGGAGCACCGTGGCGGCAGGAACGCCGGCGCCGGGCGCGTCCGGCTGGCCGCCCACCGCGTGGCCACCGGGCTGGCCAAGCGAGGCCAGCTCCACCACGACCATCGACGGTGCCGAGCCGAGTTCGATCAGGAACTCGGCGGGGTCATCGCCAAGGTCGGACAGCAGGAACCGCGCGGCGAAGCGGTCAGGGCCCGGCGGCGCCGAGCCGGGAGCATCCGTCCCGGAGATCAGGAAGCCCGTCATGCCGCCCGCCGCATGAAGCCTTCCAGGGCCAGGCGCAGGGACTGGTTCTCGGCACGGAGCGCCGCCTGCTCGGCGGTCATGCGGTCGATCGCCGTCACGATGCTATCCGTCTGCTGCCGGGCAATCTCAGCCATGGCCGAGTTGGTCAGGGCGTCCGCGCTCACGTTGCTGATGCGGTCGGCGAGCTCCAGGATCCGTGCATCGGCCGACGCGCGCCCGGGCCCGGCGCCGTAGGCACCAGCCGCCTGCCGATACGCATCCGCATAGCTCGTGAACTGCTGGAGGCTGTTGAAATCGCCTGCCGCGGCAGCGCCCGCCACTGCCTGGAACTGCCGCTCCGCCTCGGAATATCGGGCCGATGCCGTCAGGCTGCTGTCTGAGCTAACCCGGAGATTGCGGATATAATCCGTGATCCCAGAAAGGGTGCTGGTGACGCTTTGGGCAGCCGAGATCCGCTCCTGGGCCGCTGCCGCAGCTTCCTGCGCCGCCGCTGCCTCCTGCTGCGCCTTGGCCGCATTGGACTGGTCGATCACCGCCTGCCGCTGGAGATCCTTCACCTCGTCGAAGGACCGCACCGCCTGCGTGAGCTGATCTGCCCCGAGGCCCATGTCCTTGATCTGATCAACCAGCGCCGTGTAGTCGGCCGTGCGCTGCAGGTCGAACTGCTGGAGCTGCAGGCCCAGCGTGGCGTCGGCATTGCCGCGTAGCTGCGCCGCCGTGAGGCTGTAACCCGCAATCATCTGGTTATACTGCAGGTTGCGGGCTTCGGTCAGCTTGTCGATCTGCTCCTGCATCACGTCGGCGATCGGCTCGATCGCCAGCCCGTACTCGCGCGCCTTGTCGATCAGCGGGCCATAGGCGTCCGAGACCTGCTGCAGCGACTGCGCGAACTGTGTCGGCTTCTCGGGGTCGAGGTTGTCCTGGAAGGCCTTGTAGGTCGTGTTCGTCCAGTCCAGCGCCTGGAGCAGCTTGTCGATGTCGCCCGTGCCGATGGTGTTGTAGGTGGTGCGCAGGTTGCCCTGGAGCTGCCAGGCGTTGTTCTCCAGCAGGTCGCGGGTGATGTCTCGCATCATCTGCTGGGCGGAGGCTTCATCGGAACCGTACTCGTGCCGCTCGCTGGTCTGCCAGAACATGCCGTCCCGGGCGCCAACGCCGACGATGTACTGGCCATAGGGCGTGATCCCGTAGGAACTGCTCATCTGGCTCGCGAACTGCTTGACCGTGTCCGCCATGGAGGCCGCAGCATCACGGTTCTCCTGACTGTACCTGTCGCCGCTCAGGCCGCCCGCCAGCATGTCCCCGGTCGCGGTGTTGAGCAGCGCGGTGCCGGTCTTGTCCGAGGGCTTCTGTCCGGGAAGGAACATCGCCACGAGAGCGGCGATGGCAGCGATGTAGGGAGCCCAGGCTGCCGTAGCCGCGATCACGCCTCCCGCGGCCGACCCGCCCGCAAGGATGGCCGCGCCGCCCGCCGTTGCCGCTGCGCCGCTCGCCCCCTGGGCCCAGCCCTTCGCGCCGCCGGTCTGAATGCCGGAATAGATGCCGTAGAGGCCGCCGGCCACGCCGAGCGCACCGCCGGCCGCTTGGCCGATCGATACGTCCACGCCGGGCTGGGCATAGCTGGCCGCGATCGGGTCGGCCCCAAGCGGAATGGCTTCCCCGCCCACGGTATAAAGTGGCCGGTCGAGGAACCCTGCCACGTTCGTGTTGAGGTAGCGGTCCGCAGTGCCGATGAAGCCGCTCTGGAAGTTCTGGCTGCCGCCGAAGAAGCTGCTGTCGAAGAGCCCGCTGACCTGTCGGCCGTACCCGATGAGGCTGGTGCCACCTCCTGCGAGAGTTGTGGCTGACGTCGCACCACTCGCCTGTCCAGCAACGCTCACCGCCGTTCCGACTGCGCTGGTCCCCGTGAACGCCTGCACCACCGGCATGATAATGGGCCGGGCCGCCGCCTCGAAGGCGATCTTGGCGAAGGTGGCAATCGCCATCCTTTCCAGGTTCGCCATGGTCTGCTTCCAGCCGCCCTCAGTGTTGAGGAACATGTCAGCAAAGGCATTGCCGGCATAATCGGCGATCCGGTCGTAAGTGGCCTCGGCTTTGCGCTGCTGGTCCTTGTAGGCCGCATCGGATACGCGCTGAGCCTCCTTTGCAGCCTTTTCGATGTCGTCGGGATCAAGGCCAGCACGTTTGATGTTGGCTTGCGCGAACCGGATGGCCAGGTCGTCGCCTCGGCTGTAGCTGTCCAGCCCCGCGGCGGTGCGCCGAGCCGTGTCGTAGATCTCGTTCTCAAGCTGAAGTTGGAACTGAAGTTCCTTGTTCGCCTCGCGCTGAGCTGCCGTCATGCGGCCAGACGTTTCAGTCAGTCGACGCAGACCGTCGTCGCGCTCCTTCTCGGCCAGTCCGACTAGGCGGGAAGCCTCAGCCTGATCGATATCGCCACGGCTCAGGTTGACGTCGATCAGGTTCTTGCGCTGCTGGAACTGCTCCAGCAGCGTCGTGCGCTGATCCACCTGGCGCCGCAACTCGTCGAGGCTGCCCGGCAGTCCCGCGGGGGCGTCAGGTCCGAACTGCTCAACGCCAACCTGGCCAGCGTTATCCAGGCGCCTCAACGACTGCTGTAGCTGGTCAATCTCGCGATCGGCCGACTGCGCCTGCGAGCGCAGCTCCCGGAGCCGCAGGATCGCCTCGGCCTCACGGTTGCGGTCGGCATTGCTCTCCGCCCGATAGTACGGCCCGTTCGGCAGGTTGATGTCAGTAAGGTACTGCTGTTCCTCCGCGATCCGCCGCCCCAGCTCTTGGCGGCCGGCGGACAGCTCAGCGAGGCGCGACTGGGTGCGCGTCTGAAGCTCGGACTGCTGCGCATTTGCCAGCGCCGCCGCGCGCTGCCCCGCCGTGAGAAACAGGGCGTTGATGTCGCGCAGGACCGCGGCGGTCTCCTTGCCGCTCTTCGCCATGGCGTCCAAGGCTTCCTGTCCCTTGGTCTTCGCCACATCAGCGTTGCTGCCGGCTGTCAGGAACTGGGCTGCCAGCGTGCCCACCATGAGCACCGCACCAGCAATCGCCCCGGTCGGCCCAAACATCCCAAGGAGCTGTGCGCCCTGCACACCTGCTGCCTGGAGGGCGTTTCCGCCCATGGCAACCTGGGTCGCAAAGTCCTGAACCTGGTAGCCGGCTTGCCCCAGCACACCGCGAAGCCGGTCAGCCCGGTTCGCTGCGTTGTCATTGGCGCTGGCAAACGTCGCCATGTGGGCGTTCGACGCGCTTGCGGCCGAGCCCGCAGCGGCAAAGGAAGCAGACAGGGCCCGCGACTTGGCCTCGGCCTGCTCCGCTTTGGCTCGCAAGGCGTCGAGCGCCCGGCCCGCGGCCTCGGCCTTCTCGCCACCGGCGGCCATATCGTTGGCCAGGGCCTTCTCGGCATTGGCAAGGTCGGTCTTGGCCTTCTGCGCCCGGGCGGCCGCCTGGGTCACGGCGTCATTCGCCCGCACCCAACTCGTGGCCGACCGCTCCGAGCGGGTGACCCGCTCCTCAGTCGCCTCAACCGCCGTCGCCAGCTTTTCCATGGCGGCGGCGGCGGCGTTCGCCCCGGCCGTCATCTGGTCGTCGAAGCGGGACCGGTACACGGCCTCGGTGACTTGGCTGACTGTCGCCATCGGTCCCCCTTCTTTCCAAATGAAATGGGCGCCCCGAATGGGACGCCCTATGTGACTAGATTCGAAACATCTTGCTGCGCTCGGCACTCAGGAGGCAGAAGCCTGCCACCTTCACCCGGAGCTGCGACCATGACCTGGCATTAGGTTCGCCCTGGATCGTCCAGGGTGTTCAGGAGGGGACCAATGTGTCCCGCACCCGTCATCACTCCCGTAAGTGGGGCCCGGATCACCGCTGGGCCGTCACGTCACTGCGCCGCGGTAACCGCTGCTATGGCGGCGGCCGGATCGGCGAAGCCCCTGGCTGGCACGTTCGCCTCTGCGACGAACGACCCGGCCGCCATGCTGACAACCTCACCATCCGTAAGCTGATCGTCGGCAGTACGGATCCGGATGAGGCGACCTACGTCCGGCAGGGTAATCGAAAGCCGCATACTTGGTATTGGTAAGGGGAAGGGCCGCCACTGGGCGGCCCTTCAGGGTATATGCAGTGCTGATACCCGTGCGCAAGCAACTGCAAGAATTCGATCCACAGCCTGTGCGGCGCGCGGAAGGCTAAACAACTATGTGCCGGATCGCTGTTTCTGCCGCTGCTATTTTCCTGTCTTGGCTTACGCTGGCCACGGCGCAGGACCAAGCTCCGTCGCTATGCCCCGATCTCCCCGCCCCTAACCTCTCACCGAGATCACCAGCGCCGGGCTGTCCACCGCCTTGCCGGCCCGGCGCCCGTTCTTGAGCGTATAAAGCCCTGGCCCCTGCCCGCCGTTATTCGAGCCGGGCGCCTGGATGCGGTAGAGCTGCGAAGCGTCGAGGGTCGGGAACCGGCGCCGCACCGCCATCATCGCATCCCCGAACATATCCGGCGGCACACTGAAGCGCAGGCGCCGGGAACCATCGAACTGGACCTGGACCCTGCGGCTGTAGGGCTGCGTGTTGTAGATGATGACCTCTGTCGCCCCGCCGACCTGCTGCGGGTCGAAGGTCTTCAGCGAGAATGGCCGGCCGTCTACTGCCGCCCAGAAGCTGTCGCGGAACTTACCCCCGCGGACCGGCGACCGAGCCCGCAGAAATGCCAGGGCGAAGACCGCCGCCTCGCCCAGGAGGTTGAAGCGGTAGACGATCATGCCCTGCGGCTTGACCTGCGCCTCTGGCACCCCTTCCCGCCCGTCGACGATGGTCCGGTAGTTGTCGGGCGCTCTCCCCGTCCGGATCAGTTCCTGCCGCCCCTCGATCGCTATCCGGGCCAGAGCCGCAGACTGCGCGGCGGCCGTCAGGTTCTGGTTGACGAAGACGCTGACCGCCCGGCGAAAGGCACCGCTCATCCTGCCGAGGCCTGCCGTTCGCCCCACCAGGCGAGGTATTCCGCGTCCATCTCGCCGATGCAGCGGTCCAGGAAGGCCATTTCGTCTCTCCCAAGGCCATGGTGGCGACACCAGCGTTGAACCGCCGTCCAGGGAATGCGCCCCGGCCTGGAGGTGAGCCTCATGGCGCCCATCGGCACCGCAAAGCCGGTGACCGTGCTGGGCCGCTCGTCATGCAGGCGGTTCCAGGCCCGCCACACCCAGTTGAGCCAGTCCGGCACCTCCGGCGGCGGTGGCCGGTCCTCTTCCGGCAGGGTTTCGAGAAAGGCCCTATGTGGCCCCCAGTCCAAGGTCAGACGGAGGGCGCGGCGGAGGAAGGGACGGCGTCCTCGACGTCCACTGCCCGGCGCCGGCCGACCAGCGAGGCGGCGGCAAAGCAGGCTGTGGCCAGCTCAGCATAGTCCGGGTCGCGCAGCATCTGCGTGAATTGGTCGAAGGTGACCTTCGTGCCGTCGTCGTGCTCCAGGTTCCGCACGTCGAGGACCACATGCTCAATCAGCAGATCGAGGTTGATAGCGCGGCGGATGGCCACTGGCAGCTTATCGACATTCCCGCCGAAGCCGACGGCCGCGCGCCGCTGCCGGGCAGCCTGGGCGTCGAAATAGGTGTCGGTCAGCCCGCGGGTCAGGATCTCCAGATCGCCGTATTCCTCGCCGGGGCGGACCCACTCGCCCTCCTTGAGGGCGCGGGAATTGGTCTTGAATGTCGAAAGCTTCGCCATGTGCGGTGTCCTGTGCGGTTGTGCGGGAGGCGGGGCCGACGCTGCCCGCACGACAGCGCCGGCCCCTTCACGCGCCAGCGCCGCGGCGCCGGCTGCGCGATCGTCAGGCGGGAATGCGCTCGATCATCACCGAGCCATTCGTCGGGTGCGGATTGCCTTCAATGTCGCAGACCGCCATCACGGCCTGGTTGATGCCGCCGGCCGTGATGCGCGGGTTTGTAATGACGGCCTGCGGCACCGTGAACCGATACCCATTGCCGTCCACATCCACCGTCCGGAAGGAGAAGGCGCCAGCCGTCTCGGACTTGAACCGCTGGTACAGGGTGAAGTCGCGGAAGTAGAACTCCGCCGTGCCGCCCACGGTCAGCGTACCCATGCGCATGCCCTGCGCAGCGGCTGAGCCCAGCGCGAAGTCCGCGGCCGCACCGTCATTGGTGATGTTCAGGGTGATGGAGTTGCAGCCAGTCGCGATCGGCGCCCCGTCCAGCATCACCTCCTGCACACCGGCGACGGGGTCCATCACGCGGCCGTTCGGGGCCGGGGTGTAGGCTGCCGTGGAGGCCGAGGTGGTGAAGTCGGCCTCCTCCTTGGCGATGACGTTGAAGCTGCCGGACAGAAACTGCCCGCGCGCCACCGTCAGCGAGGCCGAGGAAAAGAAGGCGCCGGGGTAACGCAGGAAGAGCGCCGGGCTGAACCGCTTCTCCACGAGGAATGACTTGAAGAGCGAGCCGGGCTTGAGCACGTCGGCCGCCCAGTCGTTGCCCATGACGCCCGACAGGATGTCGTCGAAGGTGCCATAGCTGAGGGCAAAGTTGATGCCGCCGCCGGCCGTCTCCTCCGTCGTCACCGCGGCCGAAGCCTGGCGGTCGATGCGGATCTCGTTCGGCCGGGTCCGCGTCTTGCTGCCCGACAGGCTTTCGCCAGTGTAGCGAATGGCCTGAAGCTGCGGAGATCCCGGCAGAACGCCCCAGGCTGTCTCCTGCATGTAGGCGATCTGGGCGAAGCTGCTCTCCACGCCCGCCTGATAGCCGGTGGTCCCTGCCATCGGTCTTTCTCCATGAAAAAGGGCGCCCCGAGGGACGCCCTATTGCGTGACGATGAGGCCGATGGCCCGGGGTTCAGGCGCCCTTGGCGACCGGCTTTTCGGCGGCCTTGGGCTTCGGCTCGGCGATCTCGGCCCGCTGCCCTGACAGCAGGTGCGGTGAGAAGTTCTCCGGCACGGTCTGCTCGCCGGTCTTCTTCCCGTCCGGGCCCTTGATGACGTAGGTCACCGTCTTCTCGGCCATGGCGGCCTCCTCAAGCTGGGATGATGAAATCCTGGTAGGAGTACGGAATGCGCAGGGCCAGTCGCGCCCAGTTGCCGTCCTCGTCCGCCGGGCCGCTCGGATCCAGGATCGCGCCGCGGTAGGTCACGGCTGCTGGCGGCAGACCTCGGAAGGCGTTGGCCAGGGCCTTGCGCTCCACCAGCCCAGAGGCAATGCCGGAACCGGTCGGGATCATCAGGTGCAGGTGGACCATGCCGGTCTCCTCCCACACCCCTTCCCTGCCCAGCTCCATCGCCTCTGACAGGTCGCCGCTGATCTCCACCGCGAGCCAGTGGAAGGGAGCGCCGGTGGCCGCGTCATAGGGCTGCGGCTCGGGGAAGGGCTCGTTCGGCCAGGCCACTGGCAGGCCAAGGGCGCCGGCGGCGGCCTCGATGCGGGCCTTCGCGTCCGTCCAAACCTCGGGGCTGCTCATCCGCGCACCCAAAGCGAGTGGCCGATCAGGTCCGCCCCCTCATAGATCGGCCGGGCTCCCTGCAAGGTGACCTGCCGGCCGTCCAGCACTAGCAGATGCCCCGTGGTCGGAGCGCCGAAGCCCGCCGCGTCTAGCTCCTCCGCCAGGATCTCCACCTGCTGGTCGCCCTGCTGGATGGCGCCTTCGATCTCCCCGGGCCGGTAGAGGCGCGGGAAGCCCATCAGGTCCACGGTCTGCTGCGGCACGCCGTTCGTCGCACGCCGGATTAGGCGCATGGAACGCCCCCGGCTCCGGATCATCCGCCGGCGGGTTTCGAGCATCTGGCCCATGTCAGGCGAAGCCCATGCGGAGATATGGCGCCAGCGCCGCGGTTGCCTGGGGCGGCATCGCGCCCATGTCGGCGGTTGCGATGTAGGAAGCGGAGCCAACGCCCTCGGTGCTCTCGGAACGGAGCATGGGGTCACGGCCGCGCCCTGCGATCCGGGCTGCGACCAGGGTCAGGCACGCCTGCTCCACATCAGCCGGCAGGCGATCAGCCGGAAGCGCGGTCCCGAAGGCGCTGTCTTCCGGCAGGATCCAGCCGGCGGTGTAGGTGACCACGGCGGAGCGCCCGTACCAGGGCGAGCGCCTCCAGCCATCCAGGCGGTACAGCAGGCCGGCGGAGCGATTGCACTCCATGGTGTCGGGCGTGACCGCGTTCCCGTCCAACAGGACAGCTACGTCGCCAACTACCGGTGCGCGGGAAAGGATGAGCGGCCCTGAGCCGCAGGGGCGGACGGTCTCCGTCACGGTTTCCCGGGCGAAGGCCCGGTTGCAGTGGTTCGCGATCGCGAATGAAGCCGCGTCGATCAGGTCCAGCAGATAGGGGCCCGGCACCGCCTCCACGGACAGTTGCAGTTGGTCCCGAGCGCGGACTTCGCTGGTCAGGCGGTAGCTGAGAGCGGGCGTGATGACGGTCAGCATTATGCGCCCGCCACCGGAGCTACGCGGATGGGCCCGGGCGCGGTCTTGGGGGCGGTGCCGTCCTTGCCATCCCGCCCCCTCTTGACCGCCAGGCGCCAGCCGGCGCCCGTCTCAGGCTTCTCCGAGGTCTTCTCCTGGGCGATCCAGAGCGAGCCGCCCCAAGTCACCGCATCGCCCTTCTGATACTCGCCCTCCCGCCACACGCCGCGGTCCAGGACCACAGGCACGGTCAGGGGGAACTCCTTCGTCTGGTCACCCCGGACAAACCGCAGGACGATATTGCGCTCGCCGTCATGCTCGACGGTTAGGTCGTCGAAGCCGAAAGCGTCTCGCGGCCGGGGAATGGCGTCGACCGCCTTCGCCACCATACGCTCGACTTCGACCGGGTCCACGTCGCGGCCCACGACCGGCCCGAGATCCTTGACCGTACCGTCCGACAGGGTCAGCACCAGCCACCCCTTGCGGTCGATAAGGGCCCCGGCGACGCCGGCACCGTCGCGCGGCTTGGGCATCGCCTCAACGGCCTTTTGCACCTGGGCGGCCACCATCTGCGCCACCTCGTCCGGGGAGACGCTGGTGCCGTCCTTGGGCGCGGGGATCGCAGCCACAGCCTCTCTAACCTCACGCGCCACCGCCGCGCGGATCTGCTCGGGATCGGCATCACGACCATCCCTAGGAGACGGTAGAGCCGCGACAGCCCGGTCCACAGCCTCCGCAACCATCCGCTCCAATTGATCACGCAGGATGGCGGCCACGGTCTCCGCGTCCGCGTTCTTACCGTCCCTGCCATCCTTTGGAACCGGCATTCTGGCGACCGCCTCGTCCACCATGCGCTGGATCGCCGCAGGATCAGGGTCCCGACCGTCCCGGCCATCCTTGCCGTCCTGCCCGTCGCGCGGCACCGGCAACGCAGTCAGGCGCTTCTCCAGAGCCTCAATGCGCGACAGCAGAGGCTCAACGACCCGACCGAGATGGGCCTTCACGGCCTCCACGACCTCCTGGCCGAACGCCTTTCCGTCGAACATCAGGCGAGCCCCTTATAGATTTCGACCAGGGCGGCCCGGGCTTCGGACGCAACCGCCGCGTCATCCTGCGCCGCGGGCTCGCTTACGGCACCAGCCGACGCCGGAGCGAACGGGTCTGACCGCGCGTCACGCTTGGCAAGGGCCTCCAAGCTGTAATCCTGCTGCTGCCCATAGAGCGCGTCGCCGCCGGCCGAGGGCTGCAGGTCAATTTTCTTACGCGCCTCGTTCGGGTGCATGATCTTGGACCCGACCGCTTCCTTGAGCACCTGGATCTGCGCCAGGCTGTCCATGCGCAGCAGGCCGTCGAGGTCGAACTCGGTCCCGATGCCCGGCGCCATCTCAAGCCCCTCGTCGAGGCAGACCTCGGCGGCTTCAATGAGCACCTGGAGGCACTGCGCGTAATACTCGACGTTCAGCGCCTGGATGTTGTTGTAGGCCGGGGCCGGCCCGATCCCGATCTTGTAGGGCGGGACGTGGAAGCAGGAACAGACGACCTCGGCGGTCCATTTGAGCTGCTCGATAAGCTGCGCATCGGTCGCGGTGACCGCCGTCCGCTCGTACTTCAGCCCGTCGCCCAGCACCGCGACGCGCCCCGTATTGGCGCCGCCATAGTTCTGCTCCCAGGCCGCCTTCAGGCGCTCCGCTGTCTCGTTGCTGATCTTTCCCGGGGCCGTCAGGATGCCGCCCGGCTTGCTGTCATTGGCGAAGAAGCGGGTCGAACTCTCCTGGATGCGCAGACCCTGCGTCGCGGCCAGGCCGCAGGCGTAGATCGGCGAGACGCCGACCAGCGGGTGGAAGATGGTGTTCCAGCGGTCGTGAATGATCTCGCGGGCCGGAGCGACGATGGTCTCGGTGACGCCCGCGATATTGTCGGGCTGGATTTCGTAGAAGACCGACCCGTCCTCCGCAACGAGCGCCCGGACGAGGGTCGGGTCGAGGACGTAGAGCGCCGTCACCACGCCGCGGCCGTCCCTGCGCTTGAGCACATAGGCGTTGCCGTGGAGGAGCTTTGAGAGAATCCACGTTTCCCAGAACTGGATGCGGTTCTGGGCGGCGTTCGGCTTGCGCAGCACGGGCGAATAGGCGGGGTTCGAGACCTCGGCCCAGATGCCACGGACGTCCTGCTGGACCAGCTTCACCCGCAGCTTTGCCACGTCCGAAGCGATCCGGGTCGCGCAGGCATAGACCGCATGAAAGGAAAGGACGGAATCCCGGCTGATCTCGATATTGCGCTGCCAGGCGCCCGCGAAGGATTCACGGATGACCGAGACCCACCCGCCGCGCCCGCTGTCGACGGGAGCCGGTGCCGCGGCTTTCGCGCGGCTGATCTCGAGGCCAAGGACGCGCATCAGTCAGCCTTGGTCGCGCGGCCGATCTCGGAGCGGAGCCGCTTGGCACCCCAGCGCCCGTCCACGTCGATCCCCAGGCGCTCCGCTTCGGCGCGCAGGGCTTCCAGGTCGGCGTCCTCGGCCGGGGCCGGGGGTTCCGGGGCCTCCGGCGACGGGGCGGCCTCTCCGGCCGCCTTCGCCTTCCGAATGGCCAGGAGAACACGCGCATCCCGGGCCGGCGCATCGAAGGCGTCACCCGCCTGCAGCCTGCGCGTGGCGTAGGTCATCGGCTTGGTCGCGATGAGACGGGCCATGGGCATCCTCCACGAGGAAAGGGGGGGCTGCAGGTTACCGCCGCCCGCCCCATTCAGATCTACGGGGTCGCGGGGGCGGTGGTTCCGTAGGCGACGCCGGTCAGGTAAGCGACAGCGCCGGGGCGGCGGCGCGCCCAGTTGATCTCCCGCTCGGCCAGGAAGCCGACGCTGTTGGTCTGCCAGAGGCTGACCAGCGTCGAGGCGGTCGGCGTCACGCTGGATCCGGTCGGGGTGTTGGACATCTCCAGCGACGCCTCGCGCGACATGTCGACGCGGATGCCGCCGTCGTCGCCCAGGTAGATGTCCGAGGCGTTGACGAGCGCCAGCATGTCGCCGGCGTACTCGGACACCAGCGCCGGCAGGCCCTGGAAGGCGCCACCATTCATGCCCAGGCCCGGGAACTCCGGCTGGCCCAGTGGATTGGTCATCATGGACAGTGCCAGCGCAGTCGTGGCCGACATGATCCAGACGCCGGTCGTGGGGGCATTGTTGGCGGCGATAAACGTCGCGAACAGGGCACGGACATCGGCCCGAACTGCGTCGGCGTCGGTACCGCTGGCCGGGATGGCGGTCGCCCCGTTGGTGACGGAGGCCGGCGAGATGCCAGCGACCGCCGCCTTGGCAGGGTCGATGAAGTCGGTATCAAGACGCTGGCGCAACGCCGCGGCGAGCTGATCGCGGATGATCTGGTCGGCGGCCGGCGAGGAATTATTCAGCGTCTCCATCGTCACCACGGCGATGTTCGCGACCTTCAGCGGCTCCAGGGTCGTGCGGCTAAAGTCGAACGCGGTCAGCGGCTTGGCCGCGCCCTCGCCGACCCAGTAGCCCTCGCCGCCCGCTGTCTGGCCGATCAGCGGCGTCCGGAACGGCACCCGGCGCAGCGCGGGGATGCCGCCCTGGCCGAACCGGCCGAGGATCGTCTGCGGGCGCAGAAATTCGACGAAGTCGGCATAAACGGCCGTCTCGGCGCCCGTCAGGTTGGCCGCCCAGCCAGTGCCCGTGTTGCCGGCGGAAACCGCCGCCTTCAGTGTAACCGCAACGGCGCTGTCAGAGCCGTAGATCTCGCGGGCCATCTCCGCAGCCTCGCGGCGGTTGCCCTGGGCCTTGCCGATGCACTTGACCACGCGGGCGAACTCGATGCCCGGCGCCTCCTTGCGGGCGACTACCTGGATGCCAGAGCGTGCCTCGGAAGCGGCGGCGGCGGTGCTCACCGCGGCCACGGGGCGCGCAGTGGCGGCGGCCATCTTCTCCTGCACGGCGAGGCGGGAAAGGTGCTTGTCAATGGAGGCGACCTCGGCGGCGAGGCCGTCGTATTCCTCCTCCTGGGCGGCGTCGAGGGTCGCGCCCTCGTCAGCGGCCTTCTGCATGATCTCGGACATGCGCGCGGCCTTGGCCTGGCGCTTCGCCTCAAACGCGGCGATCTGCTCTGCGATGGTAGCCACGGGACGAGCCCCTTTCTGCTGGCTGTTGTGGATGCCCGTGGCGCCGGGCGGCGTCGCTCGTCCGCGGAGCGCCTCGTGGCCAGTCGCGGCCGGGGCTCCGACGTCGAATTGCTTGACCGCGGTGATGACCGCCTCCGCCTGGGCGGGGATCGTCACCAGCGAGAGTTCCATGACCTCGGTCTTGAGGAAGCGGATCCCGCCGTTCCTCATCAGCTCGTAGCCGTCTTCCAGCGCGCGGAAGCCGATCGAGACAGCGCGGACGAGCCCCGCCTTCACCTCACCCCAGGCGGTGTCTACGCGGTCCTTCAGCGGGCCTGGGTCGGCGATACGGGGCATCGTCGCAGTGAAGGTGATGCCCTTCTCGGTTGGCTTGTCGAAGACCACCGTGCCGACCGGCCGGCTGCTGTCGTGCTGGTGCAGCAGCGGCATGGGGTTCTGAAACTTGACCCCGAGCGGCTCCACAACGTCACCAACGCGATCCGGGGATGGGGTCGTGGCAATGCCGCGGATGATGCGCTGGTCGTTATCGACGGTTTTCACCGTCAGGATGGAATAGGCCCGGTCCATCGCGCTCCCCTATCCCACGAACAGGATGTCGTAAGCAGGTCCCTCGACCATGCCGCCGGTCGCTGAACCCACGGCCATTGCCAGGGCCACCAAGGCGTCGATGCGTGCCGTTGCCTTGCGCTTGCTGAACCAGGCGTTGCCGAAAGGGTCTTCCTCGGTTGCTGCCGACATCATCGCCGCAATCAGCAGCGGCGAGCGCCGCAGCCGGATCCGTTTTTCCAGGATCAGCGCCTCGAGCACCGCCTTGCTCCCGGGCATCCAGAGGCCGGTCGGCCCCTTCTTCTTCCCGCCCTGCGGATGCTCGATGATCGGAAGCGTAAGGCCCTGGGCGTCCATCTCGGGCTCGAACGACTTGCGGAACGCATATTGGTCGAAGGCCACCGCCCTGACGTCCATTTGCGCTGCCACCTCTGCCAGCCGCGAGGCCACGAAATCATATCGGACGATCCGCCCCGGAGTTGTGTGCAGCCATCCCTCGTCCACCCACAGGTCGTATGGTGTCTGGTCTCGCAGCGCGCGCTCCCGGAGCGTCGCGGCGGGGGTCCAGCCTTCCACCCATGCGTCGAAGGTTGGGCGCCCCTCGGCGTCGGCCCCGGTCGGCACCACAAAACCCATGGCGGTGATGTCCTGGGTCGCCGAGAGGTCGATGCCGACATGCAGCTCAGCGCCCGCGTGCTCTTCAGGGTCGAAGTTGTCCAGGCAGGCCTCCAGGGCCGGCCGGCTCATCCAGGCGGTGTCAGCGTCCGTCCACACGCACATGTGGAGGCGGAGGATGTTGTTCAGCTTGCCAGGGATCGCCTTGGCTTGGCGCACCACGCCGGCAAGGTAATCCTCCTGCACCGTCACCCCGAGCATGGGGTTGGCCTTGATCCAGCAGGCCGGGTCCTCGAGCGGATCATCTCCAGGATCCAGCGAGGCCACGAAGGAGAAGGTCTCGTCGTCTATGACCTCGCCCACATAGGTGAAGGCGTCGTCCGGCTCCCGCGTCCCGGCCGCACACCGCACGGCATGCTGGTGCTCCTGCCAGCAGACAGATTGACGGTCGGACCCCGAGTTCGTCGCCATGACCAGCAAGGGCTGCCGACGGAACTTGAAGCCCCGCTCCAGCATCTCGATCAGCGTGCCATTCCGGTGCTCGTGCACCTCATCGCATAGTGCGCAGGAAGGCCGCGGGCCCGATTGCCCGTCGTCGCTACTGATGGGCCGGAAGAAGCTGCCCGTGCGCAGATCGGCAAGGTTCCAGACCGGGTTCCCGCCCGAAGGCGTCAGCCGCGAGGCCAGCGCCGGAGACTGCTGCCACATGGCCACCGCGTCTCGGAACAGGACCATCGCCTGGTCCTTCTTGGACGCCGCGGCATAGACCTCCGCCCTGCTCTCGCCGTCGGCGAGGAGGCACCACATTCCGATCCCGGCCATCAGGGGCGACTTGCCCTGCCCCTTGGCCATCTCGAGATAGGCCCGCCGAAAGCGTCGGAGGCCGTTAGCTTTCATCCAGCCGAAGAGACTGCCCACGATGAAGGCCTGCGAAGGATGCAGGTGGAATGGAAGCCCCTCGAACTGCCCACCATTGAGCCGCAGCACGTCCGGGAAGAACTGGATGGCCTTATTCGCCGCGGCCACGTCCCACCGCAGCCCGCGCTTTGCCCCAAGGCGTAGGTCGTCGAGGTGCCGGCGCGCCGCGTTCCGGATGTGCGGACCGGCGACGATCTCCCCTGCCGCAACGGCCTTGGCCCAAGCTGTCGTTGGGTCGTCAGTTGAAATATCTGTCCTCAGGCCGTTCTGGCTCATCCTCGCCTCCGGTCGGGACCTTGGTAGCGTCGGCCGGCGTAGCCCCCATCTGGCCCAGCGCCTGCCGAAGCAGGTTCAGCGCCTGCACGCCCACGTCCTCGCCCGACATCAGGCGGGCCCGGATGACACACACGATCTCGACCAGGGACCGGTCACGTTCACAGAGCCATGGCAGCTCACGGAGGAAGGATGCCCAGGCGGTCTGCTGGGCGTCAGTGAGCCATGGCGAAGGAGCGCCCAAAGGCGCCGACGGGTGCTGCGCACGGCCTGCGTGGCGCGCCTTGTTCTTGAGCTCCGCCCCCTTGGCCTTAGCCTTCTCGACGGGAAGTCGCGGGGCTGACACGGGTCAACATCCTGATCTGTGGCGCTGCAAATAAAGGCCCCTAACCGGTCTGGACCCCCTTGCCGCCGATTTTCGGACCTCCCCCCCCGGGGGGCTCAGGCGCGGACGATCGGCCACCCCTCGGCGTCGACAGCCAGCCGGTGGCTCGGCTTCCGACCGAAACCGCCGTCGCGCAAGTCTGTCTTGCGCGAATGGCAGGCAGGGCAGAGGCAGACGAGATTTGTGAGGGCGTCAGCGCCACCGCGGCGCCTGGAGACAATGTGGTCCACGTGGGTTGCGCGTTTCCCACAGCGCGGCGTGACACACTGGAACCGGTCACGCTCCAGGGCCGCCTTGCGCAGGGCCAGCCATTTGGGGCTGACGTAGAAGGGATCGCGGACCTTGCCCATGTGAACCCCCAGACGAAAGGCGTCCGAAACCGTCAGCTGTCCGGGGTGACAGCACACAAAAGGTTGTGAACAACGCACCACGCTCCGGCGTGACGCGCAGCCTGCTTCCGATCGCGCGCACAGGATGTTGGACGACGCTCTTCAGATCGGACGTCAACTCGCAAGGCCGTCCACTCCTCTCGCAATCTGCAGCGCCAGCTTTACTGTTCGTCGCATGCTAACTGGACCGAAGGGCATCCTGATGCTGGTCACTTCTGTGCCCAATGGCTCAAGACGCTTTGCAGATCATCAACGCGACGAGGTCGACACCACCGACGTCGACGCGCTACGTGACCTCATCCATTATGCGCGTCGGAATAACCTAGAGATTTCTGCCGAGATTCTCGCCGCGATCCTTGATGAATTGATCACCAGTGAGACCAACTGAGCGTCGTCAAAGATGCTCACGGCCTTATGTCGCAGCACATCAAATCTGGGCTTAAGCCCGGCTCGCTTCTTGGTGTAGGCGTCCGCCGCACGCATCCGGGCATGAGCAACATGGGCACTACTAAGCTGCACTCCACCTTGCTGGAGAACGTTGTACTGCGTGCCATCCGGAAGCAGTTGGCGCTGGTGGATGATACGGCGGAGCGCCTCGCATTAATTCAGGCCATGCGCCGTCAGCTGCATCATGTTCTTGTATCTGCTCCGACGGGAGCAGACGCCTGTCAGGAGATTGCGCTGCGAGCCTCGCTGGCCGTAGCGGTTAAGTCAGCATTGGACCGCTTGATGGATGACGACTGACTTGCTTCACCGGAGCTGAGGTCCTCAGAGCGCCAGGGCGCAAGGGCAGGCCACTGGCTTCGCGTCCCCGTCCAAAACTCGGCCCGATGCGGCACCCGTTACATACTGTTACATAAGATTCATTGCAGCCCTGAGTTGCGAAATGTAACGGACCTTTAACCCCGCGCTGTGGCAATTCCCGCTGCAGGTTTCCGGAACAGAGAGATGACTAACGGTCACCTGCCCTCCTCTAAGTTGGAGGATGCGTTTGTCCGTGCAATCGGGCGTCAGCTGTCGACCGCCAAAGATCGTTCCGAGCGCCTGACAATGGCCAGGGCCATCAGAGACGAGATCGATCTCGTCCTCCGTGCCGCCCCTCACGGCGAGCACCCCGCAGGCATACTGATCGATCGCGTCACGCTCGGTGCTGTTCTCGGTGCAGCCATGACCAGAGTGATCAACGCGGAGATAGCAAACCTTTCTCAGGGCGATCAGAGGCTCTGAAAGAGGCGGCTGGGCCAACGAGGCCGTCGGGCGCGAGGTTATGTTTAGGCGCCCACCTTGGCCTGCCCGCTTTGAAGGCCTCCGTAAGGCTGTGTCTTCGAGTTCCTCAGCCTTCACTGGCCAGTCGAATGGGCAACAATGTGGCAGCCCGCCACACGTATGGCCAAAAGATCTTGTTGTCGCCCAGCAACGGCCATCAGCGCTCACCACCTGCCCGCCACTCGAAGCAGGAGCCGCTTGCTTCACCTTCCTCTGGACAAGCCATGCATACCAAGTCTGCGCCGAAGCCTGAGCCTCGCCTGGTTGCCCCTGCCTCTGACACGACCGGCCCCATCTACGAGTACCGGGGCGCCACCATTCACTCGAATGCCGCTGGTTCAAACTTCGTCGTCAGCTTGGCGAGCGTCAGTGGCGCTCCACAGGTGGCATGGGGCGGCCTTAGCCATTTGGATGCGGCCGTGGCGGCAATCGATGCTTGGCTAGATGCTGGCGAATTGCCGATGGGCTAGCCCAGATCCATGCTGCCGGGGCCAGAAATGAATAGCGCCCTAGGCCGATGGGCTCCGGGCGCGCAATTCCAAGATGATGCTTTGATAGCGTCGGTATCGGACACGCGTCAAGTGGTCTGTTCGGGAACGAACTCGTTCAAGGCATCCCGCAGGCCCGCGAGAAACTCGGGAGTAAACACACCCTGGCGCATGGCTTCCCTTAAAAGTGGCAGAAGCTCCCTCTCAGGAAGGTCGAGTGGACGCGGGATCAGCTGGTCGTCCCGCCACCACGAGAAGCGAACCTCTTCCTCTCCGCCGGTGATGGCGAGGCGCTCGATACGAGACTGCCCATGTTCGGCCCGTGCCAGTTCTGTCGCGTACTTGGTCTTCCTTAGCACGTCCTCAGCACCCCCAGTGTTCCGCTAGCCGGGTGAGTGTAGCCCCCACCTGCCCCATGGTCACCTCTGGTCGTTCCTTTCGCCGATCGGCGATGGCCCGCACCGACAGGTTCTCCACGATGAGTAGATCGCAGAGGGCCCGACCGTTCTTCCCCACCGCCGTCCGCGCGCCACGCAGGCTCACAGCCGCCCTCACCTGCATCTCGGCAGGGTGACCATGCATCCAAGGCGGAGTGCGGCCCGTGGAGATAGTCGGGCGGTCCCTGGCACCCTGCTCCATCTCGCTTTCCATCAGGTAGCGGTCGCAGGCCTCGCGCTGGGCGTCGTCGATCGTGCCGCGGCGCCACAGTTCGTCGTAGTAGCAGACCCGCCTGGCGCCGCGCACGGACACGCCCTGCGGCGCCTCCGGGTCCGGACGGTCTACAACCTCCACGGCCTTAGGAAGCCCTGCCGAGGCCTTCTCGCGCCGGATGGACGGGCCATAGTCGCCCACGAGAGCCAGGGCCACGGCCCGGTTGGCTTTACGACGCGCCATCAGCGTTCCCCTGTCATTTACGCTCTTCGACCACCCTGCCTCGGCCCACGCCGTGTTCGGCAGCACTTCCACCCAGCCGGTCGCGCATGGCCTGGAGGCGGGCGCGGCGGCCCTCGATCTCTTCCTGCGTCTCGGCCGGTATCGGCTGCCCAGCCCGAGCATGCGCGCGGTCGGAGACCTCCATCTGCATCAGCAGCACGCGCGCGTGCTCCGCCATGTCCAGGTCAGCGGAGATGCGGCCGAGGGTGGTGGGGTCAGCCATGGGGCATCTCCACCAGCTCGGCCTGGCGCATCTCCTGCGCCGCCTTCAGCGTGCGCCGGGTGGTGTGCATGACGTTCCTGCCGTCCAGGTGCAGCCAGACCACGTCGCCGTCGCGCTTCTCCACGGTCGCGCCCTGCGCCAGCAGGTCGGCGCAACGGTTCACGCGGTTCGGATCCAGCCCAGGCGCGCGCGGCTTCTCCTGCCTCGGGGACTTCCAGGGCGGGCGGGGCATTAGACCATTACCCCTGCGCCGTTCTTGCGCCATTCCCTGCGCCGTTCCCCCTCGGGGGCGGCGTGCTGCGCCGTGCTTCGCCGCCGTTCCCCCCGGCCCTTTGGGCCGGAGGAACGGCGCAACGGCGCAAGCCGCCCCTCGGTGGTCCAAAGTGCGCCATTCTTGCGCCGTTCTGCGCGCCGTTCTTGCGTCATCATGTGGGCCTCCTGGCGTTGTTCACGCTCAGGCCGGAGACCTCTTTCCGCTGCACCGGGTCGCGGTAGGTCACCTCTTCGAGCACCCGGTTGGAGACCCAGGTCTTGATCACCTTCGCCGCCTGGGTGTCGTTCAGGCCGTGGTGCTGCATGAGCACGCAGCCCGCCCAACGACCGGTCTCAAACGACTTGCCGGATCGGGTGGCAGTGAACTTCTGCCCCTCGCCGAAGCCGGCCTGGATGATGTCGAGGACCGCATTGCAGTCCTGCGGCGATAGCTCCTTCCAAACGGAAGGCGGCTCCCATTCAGCGATGGCCTGGACGCTGTCGCCATCGGGGTACTCGTCGGTGCCATTGCCCAGGTTGACGCTCGCGAGCTCGAACCAGCGGGCCTTGTCGGCCGGCGGGGCCATGCTGCCCCTGCCCTCGTCAAGACGGACGTAGCGCTTCCGGTGGCCTTCCTGGATGCCGAACTCCTTGGCTTCATCCTCCGTCATGGCTGTGAGGGTGAAGCCGGCGCGTGCGGCGCTGGTGAGCGCCACAGCGCCACGGGAGCTCTCGATGTCGCCCGCGACGGCTCCCTTGCGTGTGTGATGGCTGAGCAGGATGGCGCAGTTCGCCTCATTCCCCACTTCGGCCCAGGCACGGGCCGCTGCGTTGATGTGAGGATTGCTGTTCTCTTCCAGCTCGTGGCTGTTCACGAAGGGGTCGACGATGATCAGGCCAGCCTGGGTCCGCTTCACCTCGTCGATGACGGCCTGCTTGTCCGGATAGACGATCGTCACCCCGTCCGCGTCCAGGGAGGCCAGGGTCAGCCGGCGCTCCCGTCCGTGGGCGACGTGTATGCGGTCCCGCAGCTCTTCCTGGTCGAACCGATGGTGCAGGGCGAATGCGGCCAAGCGCCGGTCGAACTCGTCTTCCGGGTCTTCCAGGTTGCAGTAGATGACGTTGGCCCGGGCGTGGACGAAGTCACCCAGCATGCCCCGACCCCGCGCTATCGAGCAGCCCACACCGAAGGTCCACGAGGTCTTGCCGACCCCGCCTGGGGCGACCACCACGGTGATGTACCGGCGAGCCAGGATGCGCCCGTAAAGCCAAGGACGGGGCGGGATCCTGCGCGGGTCGCGTAAGCTGGCGGGACGGACCTGAAAGGGGGTGTCCGCCTGCTCCACCCGCACACCAGGCGCGGGCTGCCCGGTGATCTGCGCCCGCAGGCCCGCATAATTGCTCAGGTAGTCACCGGGCATTGCGGCGCCTCTTGGTCGGCTGGCGGCGTAGCCACCAGGCAATCTCTTCATTGATGATGGCGCGCACCTCGTGGCCAAGAAGTGGGGCGCGAGGCCCATGGCGCGTCATGGCGCCGTGCGCCTCGTTCTCTTCGCGGGCGCGCTGGATGATGGCCTCCGGCTCGGCCCACTCCATGATCAGGCCACCGATGCCCTTGCGGATGGCCCGCTCAGCCTTACTCCGGGCCATCTCCCAGCGCAGCGCGGCCTGGGTCACCTCGTAGCCGCAGGCGATGCTGAGCGGATGCCCGACCTTCAGCGCATCCGGGTAGCCGCGGGCCGCCACAAGCCGGCTCATCCCCGTCCAGCCGTCCTCGCGCTCGATCGCGCCCACAGCCACGAGGTAGCCGTAGGCGCTGGCGAGCAGATCGAAGTCGGCGGGGCGGGGCGCGTTCACCGCACCACCCCGGCCCTGCGGAACAGCGCCTCCGCCTCATCCACGGACGCCACGATCCCCGCCGTGAACCCCAGCCCGGTCAGCATGTCCACGAAGCCGTCCTGCTCGGGCCTCACCTTGCCGCCCGGCCGCTTGCACTCGATGGGGACGCAAATGTTCCCCGGCCAGAAGGTGAAGAGGTCGCACGTGCCGGCCACTACGCCGCGCGCCCGGCGCGTAAACATGCCGTTGCGGCCCAGCTCCTGCTTAGTCTCGTTCTCGACCGCGACCGCCTTGCCGCCGAGCCGTTTGACAAGGGCAATGATGGACCGTTGCACCTGGTCCTCAGTCGGAACCGGCACGCCTTTAGGCAGCCGCGGCATGTACCGGGGCTTGCGCGACGCCAGGGACGGGAGGCCCGGCACCTCCAGCGCATCGATCTCTTCGGCGATCGTCCGGGCAGAAGGGAGCTGCATCGCTATTCTGTGCCCCACGGCCAGCGCTTAGAAAAAGCGTGGGATTGCTCAGTCAGCGCTGATGAAGCGACGCCGATATAAAGGGCCAGCGCGGCCGAAGCGCACCGGCCGCCCCCGCGCTGGGTAGTGGGCCGGGCAGCCGGATGGGGCAGAGCTCGCATTAGCCGATGGCCCTCGCCATCTCGGGTGCGCGGCCTTCCAGCACCGAGACGTTGGCCCCGCGCTCGATGCCGCCGATGATGTCTCCCAGGACCCGGTCCATCAGGTCTTCGACACGCTCCAGCTTCACGCCGAGCCGAAGCTTCCCGTCCTCCAGCCGGTACCGGAAACGGGCCGGCACCAAATAGGCGGGGCTGCCCTGCAGCGGCGCGAGTTGCAGCTTGATCGTCTCCGGGACCTGGATCTGAGTGGCCCCGACCTTCGCCTCGGTGTTTTCGACGTTCTCAAACTGCAGGTTACCGTCGGAGAGGCGGATCGCACGCCGGAAGGCGGTTACGCGGGTCGCCTGGAACTGGGTGGCTATTTCCAGCATGGTGGCGCCGGCCGGGTCCGCTATGTCGGAGAGGTTGTCCTCCACGAACTCCGCGAAGTCCGTCTGAGGCAACAGCTTGCCGTCGATCCCCTTCCACTTCACCCATTGCGGGGTCGGCCGGAACTCGATCTTGGCCCGCAGGTCACCCCAGCCAGCTCCGGCCCTGCCATGCCCGTTCAGCACCGCCTCGACGGTCGGCTTGTTCGGATCGCGGTCCAGATAAATTGCCACGTCCCCGGCGCCCTCATTGTCCTTCAGCACCTGGTTGAAGGAGGCCGCGTCGAAGACGGTGATGGTCCCGCGCTTGCGAGCAGGAGCGGCACCATACTGCTCAAGGTTGACGATCCGCCCCTCACCATTGTTCACGCCGGGCAGGAAGACGAGGTTGTCGCCCAGCTCAACGTGCATGCAGCCTTGGCGGGCTGCGTCGATGACGGCCTGCATATCGTTGTCGTTCGGCATGCGTCCGGCCCCTCACGCCAGAGCTCGGCCGGCGCTGGCCGGACCGATCTCGCGGGGAGCATCCGCGCCGCCGATCTCGCGCAACGGCAGGTTGGGCTGCTTCGGATCCTGGCGAGCGAGGTTGTTCTCGGGCGTGACAAAGAAGAGGCTGCCGCCCTTGGTCTTCTTCGGGACAGTGACCTTCACCTCGTCCATCACCATCACGGCGCCGTCGCCATGCGGCTTGACGGCAATGGTGAGCTGCAGCTTGCCGGCCTTGCCCTCAGTCGAGACGGCAGCGACGACCTCCTGCAGAGCCTGGGACAGTTCATCATGGGTGACGCCGTTGCGGTGCTCCCGCAGCAGGTCGAGGAATGGACGTGCGGTAGTCATGTATGCTCCTTCGGTTGCCTGCCGCGGGTTACCCGCCACGGCGCGGGATCTCGGCTACCTCTGACGGCGCTTCTCATCCGCTGCAGCCTTCAGCCGATCCGCCAGTGTCCCGCGGCCGGCCGCGAAGCGGATCAGACCGAAGCACCAGTAGGAGATCAGGCCCTTCACGCGGCCCCAGCCCACGCGCCCGGTCTCGATGACGAGATGAGCCATCAGCGGCCCTCCTTCTGGGCACGGCGGCCGCGGACGATTTCCAGGATGGCAGCTTCAAACTCGGGGTCTGCCGCCATCAGCTCGACCACGTTGTCGAGCCGCGGCGCGCACTCGCCGTCGAGCCAATTGCGAGCGGCGCGTGGCGTAGCGTTGGCATCGCGCGCCAGGCGCTCAGGGGCATGGCGAAGGACGCCATAGCGCTCGCGTAGGTAGCCGCAGACACGCGCGCCGACAGGCGCACCAAGGGCGATGGTCGCGCTCATGCGCTGAAACTTTCGGGCAGTTTCTGACCGGGACAT